TTGCTGCTGTAACTGCTGCAGACCAATTCAAGTCATATGATGACCTGAAGAAGCGTCTTGATTATGTTCTAGGTCATAAGAAACCTGTTCGTCGTGTAGATGAAGAGGTGTTTGAGGAGGATAACAATCGTTCCTTCCAACCTAATTTTGAACAACGCAAAGAACCAGTCGCTGCTCCTGTAGCATCTGCTAGTTCAGAAGAGGATGATGCTCTAAGTTACTTCCAAAAACTTGCAGAAGAGTAACTAAGAATATAGTCTAATATTTTCTGCTTTCTTAAGGGTCTTACTGATATATTCAGTAGACCCTTTTTTATATGCCATGATTTCTTCCATGTCATCCTTAACAACATTCACATAGGAAGGTTTGAGTAAGAATATATTTCTCTTGTCATCATCTAATTTTGTTTCATACTCTAGATTAGTTATTGGAGTTACTATATTAGTCTGTGTTACTTCTTGTTCTGTAATAGAATCATAATATGTTATAGAATAATCTGATTCAACTTCCAAACCTGCCTCTACAAGTTTTACTCCCATTGAATTTTTTATTTCTATGGTTTCATAATGGTGAATGGAGTTTAGATTTTCATAAGTTCCATACGTATCAATAAGATATCTATCAAATTCTGCCTGAAGTAGTGGCCATTCACTCTGTAGATTCATTATATTATTACATACCATAACCAACCAATCTAGATTTTCATTGTCATATACTTTGAATGCTACATTGTCTGGTCTATCATCTCCTTCTACTTTGTACTTAGTAAAGAGAGTTGTATCAGATGCGACATCTTCTTTTAACTTACCTCTTTTAAAAAGATTTTTTACATTAATATAATCTGATATGGTAGCATCGGGAAGTCTGCTAACATATTGGAAGTCTGGAATTTGTTTGAAGTAGTTTGACATTTTATAATCCTAATGATGCGGGAAGACCTGTGCCATAATTATCATTGTAAACAGGATCGAGTTCTTGGAATCCAAGATTCATTGTATAACCAGTCATCACACCATCATCAAAAGTAGAGTAGTCTCCATTAGGAGTGTACCCTATCTGACAACTCTGTAAAGCACATTCTTTAAATTCATTTAATCCCTTATGAACTCCTCCATTATGCTGATACTCTATTTCAAATGTATTAGGAGTCTTAAGGAATAATCTTTCTGCAGATCTTTGAGGAGCCATTTTCTGTTTAAAGAATCTTATAATTCGTAGTACCTTGTTTCCTTCCTTTCTATTTCTGGGTGCAAATTGGAATAGAAATGAAAATCTCCTAAGAGCTGGACCACTAAATAAAAGTTCTGTATTTGGATTCATTATTTGTCCAGTTTTTCTACTTAAGATTGCTCCTGCATCTGCTCCCGATCCTTGAGTGGCAAGTGCTGCTAGAAGAGCATCTTTTACATTTTTACTTCCTGCTGCATTTTCAACAGCATCTAGTAAACCAGGATTTTGACCCTCACCAACATTTGTAATTGCGTTTGCTAGTACTGATTGTACAGCACTCATTTTCCCCTCTGTATATCTAGTCTCATTAGTTGCCGCAATTCCTGCAGGTATTGGGAGGATAACAGTTCCTAATCTCTTTGCTGTTTTGGTTGATGGTCTTTCTCCTGCACTATTAATTTGCCCAGTGTCAAATCCACTTGCCCTATATTCTAGTGCTGTAATTTTAATAGTATCTTGTATGCCGTTCTGTTGTCTTAGAGTTTCTGGATAAACAAGTGCTCCCTCTGATTTTATTCCTGCTTCATCTTGAGATATAAATTTTTGGGTTGAGGTTCCTTCTGCAGATTCAGAAACTGTTACTTCTCCCATTGTCTTTCTTGCAATATTCGCTGCTTCTTCTGCACTTTTACCATCTTCCTTTATTGATTCTCTTGTAATTACGTTTATTGCTTGATCCTTTATCATCTTTTTCCTTGATTCATTATTAAAGAATGCTTTCTCTTCCTTTCTTGCACCACCCCACCAGTTATTATTATAGTTTATCTTATTTGTTTCAGGATCAAACTCTCCAATATACTTATCCGCACCAAATTCTTCATTATATATTTTAGTCTTACCTGTTTCCTTATCAATTATTAAAAAGTATGCTTCTCCAGTATCAGGATCAGTAAACCTGTTCTTTGGTGAGTCGTCTCCCCATTCATTGGCATTACCAGCAGTCATTTATCTTTTAACTTTTTTATTATTTAGCGAGGATTGAGTATGTATTTACCATAAGGTATATTGAGAAGGTCATCAAGTTCATTTGGTTGAACCACATAGAGTTGTCCTGCTAGTTCATTCCATGTATAGTTTCTTGATTTTCTCCAGTGAAAGTTGATACCTTTGAATCCCCATCTCTCTAATGAAGTACATGCAATCAAAGGATGTTGGTCATAACTTTCACCAGGAGTCTTAGCATTATATACAAAGGTATAGAACTTTCCTACTTCAGGAATAGGTTCAACAGTTTCATTTAGAACTTCCATAATCTCCAGCATCATTTCTTCTGGGTCATTAGTTCTATTGTTTAATTCACTTAGATATTGTCTGATACGATTATCTTCTTCTTGTTGTTCTATGCCATCATTGAAACCAAAACTATCTACCATGATGGATACCTAATTCTTTTTCTGTTATGATTTTAAATTCAATTCGTTTATCTTTACACCACTCAGATGCTGCACTCCATTTTGCTTGGTTCATAGCATAAGTTTTACATTCATAGAGATATGATGATGTCACTTTCTTTCTTTTCTTTGGTGGTCGTGTTTGTTTTGCAGGTTTAACTTCAATAACATATGTTTTTGTACCACCATTACTCTCCTTTACTTTCATAATGAAGTCTGGAAAGTATCTACGAACTTTCCCATCAGGAGCACGGTATGGTATAAAGAACTCTTCACTTCCCCATTCAATTACATTCTCATTCAAATCACAGTAATGGCAAAACTTCTTTTCCCATGTACTTCTGCAAATGATATTAGTTATATCTCCTTTATACTTTCTGGGATGAGAAGGTTTGAATAAACTCTTTTTACTTTCAGCCATCTCTTATACATAATATATAAGGTCAAATAATATTTATAAATGACTTCATCTACTAGAGCAGCATCTACTAATATTAGTCAAGCAACTCCACAGGTTAGAAATGTGGCAGATGTTAAGGCGAACCTGCTGAGACCTTCTTTAACTTCTCAGTTTGAAGTTTATATACCACTTCATAAAATTCCTATTGAGGCTATGAATGCAGCAGGAATCTTTTTGAATAAGAATAGGGAATGGAATTTACTTTTGTCATGTAGTAATGCATCACTTCCAGGTTCTCAGTTGAATACTTCAGAGGTTAAGAATGATCGTACAGGTGTGACTGAGTTTCATGCTCATAGAAGGATGTATGATCCTAGATTATCTTTAGAATTTTATGTACCTGCAGAGAATTATATTCCGATTAGAATTTTTGAATGCTGGATGGATTATGCTTCTGGTGTAGGAACAGCAGAAGAGCGTAATGATACTATAGACCCTAATTATTTTTATAGAATGAGATATCCTGATGATTATATTGCAGACCAAGGATTAAAAGTTAGAAAATTTGAAAGAGATTTTACTCAATCTGAAGCTAATATTGGTGGTGGATACTTGGAATATGAATTTATTAGGTCATTTCCTATTGCTATAAATTCAATGCCTGTCTCTTATGAGGGTTCTGATTTATTAAAGGTTGTAGTAGAGTTTAGTTATATACGATATGTAATGAATAAAGGATGGTTCAAACAGATTAATGAAGATCCAACTGGTGTTGTAGCTGGTGTTCTAGGTAATATATTGCAAGGTAGATTTGGAGATGCTTGGAATACTATTAAGGGTGCAAATATTCATGGTGCAGTGAGTCAAGCAGCAATTAATAGTCTAAGTACTCTTACTAGTTTTGTGTTTGGTGAGGAGTCTGTCAATAAGATTAGAGGTGGTGCTAGATGGGTTAGTGATACTATGAAATGGATAGGGACAATTGGTAAAAGATAGTGTATAAATAAAGTACACTGAATTGTATTAGGATATTATGCCATTACCAAAGATTGCTACGCCAACTTATAGTCTTGAGTTGCCATCGACAGGAAAAGAAATTAATTATAGACCTTTCCTTGTTAAAGAAGAAAAACTTTTAGTTCTTGCATTGGAGAGTGAAGATAACAAACAAATAACTACAGCAATTAAAACGGTAATTAAAAGTTGTGTTAGTACAAAGGGAATAAAAGTAGAGACTCTTCCCACATTTGACATTGAATTTTTGTTCCTCAATATTAGGGGTAAGTCTGTTGGAGAAGAGTTGGAAGTTAATATTGTATGTCCTGATGATAAAGTAACAGAAGTTCCTGTTGTTATTGACTTAGATGATATACAGATTCAGAAGGTTGATGACCACACTAATCAAATTAAAATTGATGATAGTATTATGATGGAGATGAAGTATCCATCACTTGACCAATTCATTAAAAATAATTTTGATTTTAATGAAGGAAATCAAATGGACCAGTCCTTTGAATTGATTGCTTCATGTATTGATAAAATCTATACTGAAGATGAGGTATGGTCTACTGCTGATTGTACTAAGAAAGAAGTGAAAGAGTTCCTTGAATCAATGAA